CTTCGTTGTGTTGATACGCATGGGCGGCCTCCACGAGCGTGGAATGATAGTCTGGGCGGATGGCCCATGGCTCGTTGGCCAACTTATGCGTCAATTTCGCTCTCATTATTAAAAACAGGGTTAGGGGTGCGCTGGCTTAGTAGGTGCAATGCGGTTTCCATTGAGACGTCAAACTCTGTGGCCAGGCGCTTAGCGCGGCTCAACAGGTCACTGGCTTCGCGCTCTACTTGGTCGCGCATCTCTTGCCAATCGTGACCGCGCTCGCCAGCATCCTCGCGCATTGTGCGCAGGCCCATCTTGATGGCGTCTTGGTTAGCTCGTGCTTCGCGGCCAAGGTCGACGGTGATTTTCTTGGGCGCTTGCCAGTTGACTCGCCACCAGTTTTCACTGGGCGGCAGGTCGCCGCGTTTGATGCCGCGCGCAATAACCCATCCCCAAACGCGGTTACAAAAACGGGAAGTGAGAAGGTCTTGGCGTTCCTCGAATCGGCGGGCGGCTTTTTCTAAAATGAACCTGGATGCGGTTCCTTGCTTGGAGGGTTCCACCACGAACTCGTATGGCACACCAAGACCAAGAGCGACGTCTCGAATTAGGTATTCAAGAAAGCCAGTGAATGCAGGCGATGGCTTGTTGCTGGCAAATGACTGAATGCTTTCTCCTATCTTCAGCCTCGGCACCATGCCGGCGGTGAAGGTATCAAAAGGCACTGTGCCAGTGTCTGCGGCGCCATAACCGTCTTCAATTAAGCTTGTGCCATCGTCGGCAATACCGCCTTGGGTGGTGATGGCCATGCCTATGGCGCTATTCATTTTCACGCCTACCTTTTCAAATTCGAGAATGTCAATGGCATCTCTGATGTGGTCAATGGCGTGGGTGAGCGCTGACACACCGCGCAGTTGCGCCACTCGGTCAGGGTCGTAAACCAGGATGAAATTGTTGGCGCTTATCGAGCGGTAATCATCGCCATCCTTGACCGTGTAAGAAACAGGGCGGCCAGCGGGTGACACCTTCACACCGTCATGGCCTTCGCCGTAATATTGCGGCCCCTCGCTCAAGATGTTGTGCGATTCAACAAGCTGAAGCTGGGGAAACGCATCTTGGCGGCCAACCATCAAGAAACCAATGTCGCCGTCAACGTCCATTCGGATGGACGCAAGGCGCTGCATCTGTGCGAAATTAAATTGGCCTGCTACATCGCAAACTTTTGACCACTCGGCAAAATAGTCTTCGTATGCCTTGCTTGCCTCGCCTGCTTGGCTTTGTGGCTTGAGCCCAGTGCCTAGAGCGTAGCGGCTCACATCATTGACCGCGCCTCGCACCATGCCGTTGTTTGAATAAAGCCACCTTGACAGTCCCATTAACCGCCGCCTAGCGCCTCGGTTTAGCGTGTTGCTAATATCGCTGACAATGTAAGGCAGGCTTGTGCGGAATCGGTTTGATTCAGTGCCGCGATAATGGCTGGTGATGCTGGCGCGCTTTTTGGGCGCGGTCTCAATGGCGATGGGGCGCCCATGTTGGTCAAGTAGGCCGCTCATCTGCTAAAACGTGCAAAGGTCATGCGTGTCGGCTTGGTGCCGGTCACAAGTCCCTTTTCGATTAAAATGGGGGTGAGTTGTGCGGCGAGCTCGTCGGTGGGCATGACTAGCTCACGGGTGCCGCTCTGGCTGGCGTTGGAAAACGAGACGGTAACAGAGCCCGACAATATGGCATCAGCAACCCTCTGTTGGAGGGTCGTTAACCATGAGTCAGACTGGAGTCGGAGAAATCCGCTGATGTCACTTGCCATCTATAGATAGGTGGCAATTTGTCACTTTCGACGATTAATCAGCGGTAGAAAATAGCTTGGCAATAGAGGCGGCCACCACTTGCATCAGCTCGCAATCCCATGCGTGGTTGGCTCTGAATGAAATCCAGCGCAACGTGGTGCGGCCATGCTTGTCGAGCACCTCGCGCTTGCGTTCACTGTCAATCTGCTTGGCATATTCGTCTGCCATTTCGCCCAAGTCGCAAACTTCCCATGGGTGACTTTTGCCGCTTTTTAGCAGTTGCAAAACGTCTTTTGTGGTAGGGTTGGACCACCTAAACACCGGCGGCGCTGTGCGCCCTGTAGCGCTCACGCGCGTTGGTTTGCTGAACATGCGGCGCACGGTATGCCCATTGATGTTGTGCGCGTAGTCGATGACGTCTTCGCCTCTCATGCCCATCCAGCCATAGCGGCCACACTCGGCCAGCACTCTGGCGCGCTGGTAGCCGACATCGAGGAAAGTGCGCTGTGGTGCCACGTTGAACTCTTTACGCATGGCCTCGATATCATCAAATGACGTCAGGCGGCGGAAGGTTAGCAAGCGGCTGCCTCCTGTTTTGCTCCATGAGCGGCAGACCGCCCAAAATTCCTCAAGGTAGGCTTGGACGTCGACAGTCAAGAATCGGGTGGCCTCATCTTCCCATTCGGCGCCTGGCTCGTAATCTTTGACCACCACCTTTTCAATGTCGACATGATTAGTAGCCTTCCATGGCTCGGCAAGGCGCAGGGTCACAAATTCGCGGAGCGGCTGAATATAGCCGGCGGCGGCGTGCTGCTTGGCACGTAGAAAATCAACCACTAAGTCAGCCCATGGCATCACAGAAGGCGGCAAAGATAGCTGATTGAACGAAAACGAGCGCACCCGTGGCGTTGGGTTGCCATTGCTGGCCTTGTAACCGCCTCGACTCATAGCCCGCCAATTGGCCTCAGTGTTCTCATGGGCATGGTCACAATGCGGGCAAACCATGCGCACCGTCTTGGCAACTTGCTCATAATCCCATAAGCCATTGGGTTTGGTGGTCTCGTTAGCATCCCAGCGCACCACATCATAGAAGGCCGGCGCAAATAGCTCATTGCACCCAAGGCAAACCAGGTGCCAATGCTCGCAAGTGCCGGCTTGGAATGCCGCATCAAAATCGCTGCCTTCCTCCTCTGGCGTGCTGGAAAGCCAATGCTTGCGGTTCCAATAGCGGGTGGTTCTGGCCCTAGCGCGCGCCAACATACCAGGCCGCCAGGCGCTGACCTCATCGCCAAATAGCCAGCGAATCGACCAAGAGCGCAGAAAATTATTGTTGGCGGCGCCTAGTTTGAGCGTGCAGGTGTTAAGAAAAAGCTCGGTGTTTGTCTTGCGGTGGCGGTCGCGCGGAAACTGCTCGCGAATGGGTGCGCATGATTCGAGCATGGGCATCAGGCGCTCCTTGCTGAAGTCCTTGGCGGCATCTTCATCCTGCATCACCGTCATGGTCGGGCCTGGGTGGTTGGCTATGGCCCAGGCGGTGGCCACCTGCATTGACACTGTTTTGCCAGTTTGGGCGGCGCAATTAAGCACCACCTCCTCAATGGTAGGGTCAGCAAATGCTGCCAATGGCTCAATCAACCATGGCGTCTCGCTTGCTCGGAATTGATTGCCATAGGGCGATTCACGCAGGCGCACATGCTCCAGCGCCCAATCAGGGATGGTGGCGGTATCCTTCTCGGCAAAGGCCACCTTGCAACACTGCTCAATAATTCGCCGCATATTTGCTCAAGGCATCCCTTACCTTGGTGTTGTATTGCGCAATGATAGGCTGGGCTTCGGTTGGCGTTAGGCCGGCCACCAAGGGCGGCAACTTGGCCTCTTGCTCGTCCAGGTGTTTGGCGAACTCTTGGCACATGGCCATGACGCCGGCGCGCACATCTTCGCGGTCCAATACTTTGCCGCGCATCCCTTCAAGCTCAACATCTAGCTTCTCAACTTGGCGGCGTATCTTCTCGACTTCGTGCCATTCCTTGGTCCCTGGCAGCGCCTGGTTGCCAGCCTCAATGGCGTTGGCTTCGCGTGCGTTTGTGATGTCTTCGAGACGGTAAAGGTGCGCACCACGTTCGCCAGTCTCAGCCACTGGAACGCGCACTAGGAAGTTGCGCGCCTCGTGATAGCTCATGTCTAGCTTTTGGGCGACATCGCTAATACCAAGCAGCCTTTTGCTTTTGGAAGTCTTTGCGTTTGTTTGGTTTGATGTGGTGGTCATGCGATTACAGCGTGCTCGTGCGCGGAAACC